AGACGATGAAATTCTCATTTGTTAGCCAGAAAGAAAATGCAGAAGATTCGTTTGACGTTTCGTATGATGGTGAGTTGTATGAGAGCGCGCTAAATGCTGATTTTTTGATTGATTCTGCTTCGTCGTTCGATGGTGATTCTGTTGTGTTGAATTTTACGCACGGGGTGAATTCTGTGCTGATGACTGGCGAAGGCGAGTTGAAGCATGTGCTTGGGACTATGAAATTGTGATATACTATGTGAATCGGCTTGGCGGCTGATTCCTTCGGCAAGACCTAGAATGCCCCGTGCAAGCGCCGACTTGTCCGCCAACTCAAAGTATCGAGACGGGGTATCCTAGGTCTTTTTTATTGAGGCTTGAAAATGGATTTTTACGTTTATGTGCATAGGCGCGAGACTGACGGCAGTATTTTTTATGTCGGGAAAGGTCGTAAGTACAGGGCGTTTGCTAAGCATAACAGAAGCGTGTTTTGGAAAAACACTGTTGCAAAACACGGATACACAATTGAAATAGTCAAAGATGGAATGGAAGAGCATATAGCATTGGAAATGGAGATAGAGTTAATTTCGTTATACGGACGTGACAACTTAGTTAATATGACCAATGGCGGAGAAGGTTCATCAGGATATGTTCATAGTGAAGAATCTAAAAGAATAATTGGAGAATATAGCAAAGGTAATACAAACACGAAAGGAATGAAACATTCTGAAGAAACTAAAAAGAAAATAGGGCTTGGAAATAAAGGCGTTGTTTTTTCTGATGAAAGAAAAGCGAATATTTCAGCTTCTCTTCAAGGTCATTACTGCTCTCCTGAGACAAGGAGAAAATTATCGGTTGCACACAAAGGAAAGGAAATTAGCCAAGAAACGCGAGATAAAATATCGAAAAAAACAACTGGCGTTAAAAAGCCAGAGTCAATGAGTATCAAGATAAAAAAATACATGACAGAAAAAAACGGGATACCTATAACCTGCTCAAACGGAATGGAATTCCCAAGTAAATCATCAGCAGTCGTTTGGCTCAAGGGGAATGGACATTTAAAAGCGTGTGTTGCAAATATTAGCAAGATGCTGTTAGGAAAAATAAATAGCGCATATGGTTATAAGTGGAGCGTTTCACATGCTAATTCCTAGGCCATACCAGAAGGAATGCGCAGACCTAGCAATCGCCCACATGCGTAAAACTTACGAGCCAGGGGTTGTAGTGGTCACCACAGCTGGAGGCAAGTCAGTCATTACGGCATTGGTCGCGCAAGTGGTAGCGAAGGCTGGTAAGCGCGTTCTGTGCCTTTCTCCGTCTGGAGACTTGGCCTCAGAGAGCGTCAAGAAATATCGCGCAATAGGCGAGCAATGCTCAGTGTTTAGCGCGAGCCTTAACGCTCGGCATACTGGGCATCAAGTCGTATTTGGAACACCGCTCACTATCGTCAATTCGCTGGATAAATTTACGGACGAATATGCATTGCTTTTGATTGACGAGTGCGCAGGCGTGTCGGATGATGACGAAACAACGTATCAGCGCATTATTTCGCACCTAAAAGCAATCAATCCAAAACTTAGGATTCTTGGTCTTGATGCTGTCCCTGTTCGCGGAAAAGAAAAGCTGATCGGTAAAAATAACACGTTTCAGCATGTGATACATGAATTGCCACATAATGTGCTTTGCCCTTTAGGGTGGGTGGTTGATTATCGTCTCGGATTAGTTCATAACCATTATTCGTTGGCGCAGGTAAAAGTGCAGTCTAACGGATTGTTTAAACAGTCAGAGATTGATGCGGAGACGCTTGGAAAAGAGCGGTTGTCAAAATCAATCGTTGAGGACATGATGCAAATCATGGATTCAGAGAACAGGAAGTGCGCGATTATTTTTGCATCAAGCATTAAGCACGCGACAGAAATACTTTCATACCTTCCAGAAAATGAATCGTGCCTGATAACTGGAAAGACTCCAAAACCTGAGCGCAAAGAACGTATAGAAGAGGCTCGCCAAGGCGCATGGCGCTACCTTGTTACTGTTAATGCGCTATCAGTTGGCACTGACATACCGATTGTCGATACGGTCGTTTTTATGCGAGCCACGGCGTCCGTGCGGTTGCTATTGCAGGGAATGGGAAGGGGATGTAGGCTATACGATAACAACTGGTCGCTTGCGCCAGGGTTGATGAATCGTCTGCATGAGCAATACGCCGGAAAAATCGACTGTCTCGTAATGGATTTTGGCGAGAACTTGGAGCGGTTTTCGTTAGACGACGATCTTGTTATAACAGGATTGGTAGAGGCTAAAGGGAAGCAAGAAGAAGGAGATTATTTTGAGGTTGCATGCCCTGATTGCGGAACTGTCAATAAGCACACGGCCCAACGCTGTGTCGGAACCACTATAGAAGGCATAAGGTGTTCGTTCAGATTTATTTTCAAGCTCTGCGACGAGTGCGGAACTCCTAACAGCCCGTCCGCTCGCGTGTGCTATAAGTGCGATGCAACGCTAATTGATCCAGACTCTAAATTGACGAGGACTGCGGCTATTTCAATCGGAACGCCTTTTCAAGTCGCCGTAATAGACCTAACGCTAAAGTCACATTGGAAAGGAGAAAGCAACACTTTGCGAGTAGATTACAAGGTCACAGACGGCTCAAAAACCTTCACAGTCAGTGAGTTCAAGAAGCCAGGAAGCTACCCATGGCACCGCTGGACGCAGGCCGTCAGCGCGTCAGGAAACACGATTGAAAACGTAATTTTAGAGGCTGATACGCTGAATGTTCCGACTCGGTTGATGGTGAAGCGGCGCAAGGGTAGCAAGTGGCATGAAGTTGTTGCGATGTATCACGATCAAGAAAGTTTATTACAAACAGCAGCTTAGGCTATGTTACCGAAACGTATTTCGGTAACATGCTTTACTTTCCAGTATGCACCCAATCATACAACAACCGATAATCCACGTTCAAGGCGTCACAGTCGTAGGCGATGGATCGAAGGCTTGCTGTAATCGCTGCTGGTAACTCTCTTGTCTCGGCAAAGACGTTACCGGCGGCGCTTCCCGTTCCAAGCATGGCGCTGTTACCACTATCCCCAAGTCTTGCGTCTTTTGTGACGTAGCGCAGGCCGACGTTAGCATAACGAGTACGCAAATCATTAATAGCTTTTGCATTTGTCAATTGCTCCTGTTGTAGTTTGGTTTTAAGCGTGTCGCGTTCTTTCATGACCAAGATGTTATGCTCTTGGACGAGTCGATACGCGGCGTTTGCTTGTGCTTTCTGTTCGGCAATACCGGCGTTGATTCTGTCGAATTCTACTTGGTCGGCGACCTTTTGCGAATCAACACCTGCGCCGTGTTGCCATACGCCGACGCTGAACAATGATCCTGCCCATACTAGCGCAATGATAATGTATTGGTTCATCCGGTCACCATCATTTCAGCTAGTCGATTAGCACGCTTTCCGACCTGCTTAGCCCATTTGCTCGCCAGCATGCCGTCCGCTGCTTTTTCGTATTCTCCATTTTGAATATAGAGCAATGTATTCCGAAACCCTGCAAGCCCTGCAATACCCATATTAAACGCCATGTTTGCCATGACGCGCTGTCGCGCATGGGTCAGCCCTCTCCACCACGGCATAACGCGGTCTAGGCCGTTAAAAACGGCTTCTAGGTCGTCAGCCAGGATCGAATCAATCTGATAATCAGTTAGCGGGTACGGCAGTTGAATAGGCTTGGCTTTCAGGTTGTGCCCGACTCCAACCGTATCAATGCCTACCGTGTCTTTATACGGCTCATATTCAACTCCTTCGTCGCGGCGCAATTCTGCAATAAGTGTTTTGTCGTTAGTGTCCATTAGCTGCCCTCACCATATCAGGATTAATCGTAAGACGAGAAACCTCGCCGTAAATCTTTGAATACGTGATAACTTTTGCATCGCGCCCGCTGATCCATCCGCCCTTAGCTGCATACGCATCTGGCGCGGATAGCGTTCTGTGGCGCTCTACTTGCATTAGATTAGTTTCCTTTAGCTCGTTGCTGTGCAAATGGCCCAAGTGCGCGTAGCTGTGTTTGGTTCGCCCGAACACTTCGCGGAACTTCGCAACAAATACATCATCGACATTCGCCACTTTGCGCTTATGGCCGTGGTGGAAAAACAACGACGTATTGCCATGCTCAACGCAATAGTATGAATCGGCAGACGTTTCAACGCTAACGCGTGGATCGTCTTCATAGACAGCAGCAAGCCATTCACGCAGCCATGTTTCGCTTGCCGGGTCATGGTTTGCATCGGCCATAATGATATGAACGTGCGCGTGCTTTTCCAAAAGCATCTTGATAATTTGTCTCGTCACGCGAATGGCGCAGCGCACAAGCTTTGCAAATCGCGTGTCGGCGTCGAGCAAGTTTCCATGTTGTGGCGTCACTGCGTCCAAACCATCCCAGTGCAAGAAGTCGCCCATTTGGGCAAATACGCATCGAGCAGAATCCGGCGCAGCCTTAATAGCGGCACGGAACCAGTCGATAAGCAAAGACTCTGCCGTCTTTAAATCCCAATCTTCTGCGCCTGTTTCTTCGCCCCACGCGAGCATGCCCATGTGGTAGTCGGTGATAAAATACGCACTTAGAAGGTCGTCAGATTGGTATTTAGGAGCCTGAATTGCTGCATATCGTGGCAATTTCTCTTTTAACGCTTTTAGAACTTCCTCTTGAAGTGATTTTTCTTGCGTTTCATCAACGCTCATCTTTACCCATTGCATAACGACTTCGCCGTCTTTGTCATACAGGGTCGATGTACCTGCGAGTTTTTCTACTGTGTTTTGAAGCCTTCCTTGTAACGTCGTACGACTAATTCCAAGCTGTCTAGCCGCCTCAGCTTGTGACCCATGTTCTTTAACTGCGTCATGCGCCTGCTTAATCAATTCTTGCGACAGTTTAGGCTGTGCCATTATTTATTATCCTTCGTGATGAGTTTAGAGTGCCACCATGTAGCGAACATCGAACCAAGGCCCGCGCCGATTCCAATGGGTAGAACGATTGGTCCCCATCCGAGTCGCGCCGCGTTGCTGATAACCCATACTTCGCAGATTGCCATGAGCATTGATGTTGGCAGAATCATCCAATAAACGCGATGAACAACGTTGAGTTGCTGCCAGGATTTTAAAGCGACAAACAGAAATGACGTTACAAAGGTAAAAAAATAGAGTTCTTCTTGAGTCATTCAGGTATCCTATTATGATATGGCTGGCAGTCGCACCTGCGACGATTGGCGATATACATAATAGAATACCCTAAATTGATGAGAAATGCACCTGAAATCATAAATTTAACTCCAGTCCATGTCCCGTAATCGATCATCGACACCGCAATGAATGAAATAATCTCTGATCCTGCTCCGATAGCAATCATTATCCTTGCCCATCGAATCGGCTCAGCAGTATCAATTCCCATCGCGTTAATTGAGCACACCGCATGGAATAGAACAGGCAAGGCTGGAAGCGACAAGATAAATAACATTGTCTTAGTCATCTCTTTTGCTCCCAAATCGAAACTGCTTAAATACTCCAAGCGGATCGTCAGAGAATTTTCGACCAAGCGCCGTGAATCCGCCAACCACATGAATTCCAGCCATTCCTATCATTAGCCCAATCAACCCCTCTACGCTGCCATCCTGTGGAAGCCAGGACATATCTACAGAGTGTCTAAGGTATGCGGATGCAACAGGCGTGATTAGGTATGACCCGAATACGCCAATAGTTAGAGCTGTTCCCCATTGCCGCTTTGTCAGCTCCATCATGTACGATAGAGATATTACTGACCCGGCCAATCCCATGAGTGGAGGGAACAGTTTGCTGGCTAAAAAACCTGCGGCGCTCGTTGGCTCAGCCATCAGTGCGTACCATAATTAAAGCCTGTTGCCTGTCCGTAGTTTGGGCCAGTTACGCCTTTGGCGCTAGATTTGTCTGATTGGAAGCGGAATAGAATGGCTAATCGTCCGTTTAGTTTCCATCCTATTCCTGATTGCCATATTGATTTTTTTGTGTCGCTTGACGACCACCGTATCGACAAGAATATACCAGCCGGAATAGATAGCCTGATAAAGAAAACAGAATTAAAAAAAAGCGACTTATTGCCTGTTGCGCGTGGCGAAGATACCCATACTCCATTCTCTCTGAATAGCCATGCAATACCAACAGATTTAACAACATCAGAATCAATTGCCGTCACGTTGCCAAGCCAATACATTAACCATGGCTCGTTCTCGTGACGGCTTTCTATTATTTTCACGACTCTATTTCAAACAGTCCGCATTCAGGGCACTCCCACCCGCTGAACTCTGGAAACTCGGTAAGCTCTTCCTTGTAGATCAATACCGCGCCATCAAGCGCACATCGACGACGCACAACGTATGCTGCTGTTTCGACTTGTTGTTCAGTAGCCATTTTATACTCCGTATTTTGATTTGACTGCGGCGACATCAACCAAGTATTGAGCCTTTAGCGCTGCAATGTCTTGAGTGATAATAAGTTTTTTCGACTCTTCTGTTGCTCCATCAGCAACAATTGCCGACAACCAACTCATTTGAAACTCTTGAAGACTTGACTTATATTGCGATAAAAGAATTGCAAGCTCTTCATACTTTAGCTGAGCATTTGTTTTTGCAGCTGGATATACCATTATTGGATACCCGTTTTCGTCAGCAGATAAGATTGTCCCATGCTCTGGCGCTGAGCATGCAGCGGCATATTGGCTGTCTGTAATTTCTACAGCGTCTAGAGGAAATTCTTTATAGTTTTTCGGATCGTCGTAAAACCCGCCTGTTGATTTTGAGTAAAACATGTTTTTCCTTAGTGACCTATTGCAATCCAATTAAAAACAGTAGTTCCAGCGAACGTATGCTTTGCATAAAAGTTTGTTAAAGAATTGCTGTTTGATGATACGTTTATATATCCATTTGTTGGGCTGCCTGGAGTATATTGCAAAGACACGCTGATTGAATATATTGAATCAACAAAGCTAATTGGATATGTTGTAAGAATGTCTGTTGTCCCAGCTCCAGATTTTTGCCCCCATTGGACAATTAACCCTCCAAGCCAGGATGGAAGCTTGACGTACCCATTTGCAGCGAGTGAAATAGCAAACCCTGCCGATGACGCTATAACAGACATCGCAGACCTTACCCACCCTGTGCTCGCCGGCCTAGTGCTATTGTCAATAAACGTAGGGTCATTTGATTGGGTTGCAGTATTGAACCATGACTTAATAAGGCTAAACGCTCCTGACTTGTCTGTAGTTCCCTGCCTAACAAGCATCAAGTCAGCATCAGCAAGTACTGTTGCCGATGGTAATTGCGACAAATTAACCTTGGTAGCTCCAAGTTTGCTAATAATAGTCGCTTCACTATCGGCAAGCGATAGTATTGCAGCCTGTTGCGCGAGTAGTTCGCGTGTCTGCGCCTCTTCTACGGTAGTCAATGCCATTTACAATTCTCCAATTTGACGCGAATAACCTACGCTGCGAACATTGGCTCCGCCTAAAATAGGCTGATCCCCGTTGGTTGTGGGAGTGCCTAGCGTTAGCGTTGCGCTTGAAATAACTTTTAGCGAATGAACCCCTGACGCACCTTTATACCCAATAGCCACAAGGTATTTATTTACATCTGACATATCAACAGCTTCAATGCGTATTGCGCTATTTATATATGGAAACAGCCCTGCCCCAGAAGCGTCTGTTACCTTGTCTCGGTTAATATATCTGAATGCTTGCCTAAATAGCCAGTTGAGCCATTGCGCTGGTAGCGGCTGTCCTCTTGTTGCGGCCTGTTCTGGGATAAAACCGCTGGTAATAGTCGTATCAGGCGGCGAACTAACATTAAGCTGACCGTCTGGATAGTTGACAACTGTTTCAGAGAATGAAGCCATTAGTATTTGCCCACTAGATGATATCCTGATTCTATCACAGTATCAAAATTAGGCGAGTTAATCGCTAACCATTGCCCGCCTACGTCAAACCCAAATCCACCAACATCTAATTCTGCTGGGCTAATTCCGCCAAGTCTAGCACTGTTATTAATCAATTGGATGGTAACTTGGATATCTGACCCATTTGCTGTCAAATAGTCTGCGTCTGAATTTACAAATAGCTCGCCTGGAGCAGATTCTCTACCAAATCTAAATGGCGACTTATGCGCAAACGAAACCATAATCGGAACATCGCTTATTCCGGCAGGCGATAATCCTTGAATTACTTGTTGAATGTTTTCAGGAACGAAAGCTCCGTCCGTAAATAGCATAGCAGTTGCTGGATATTGCTCGATATATTGAATATCATCAGGATCAGTTAGATACCTCAATCCATGAAGCAAATCTTCTGGCGTGGCATTTGATGTGTTAATGAACACTCTAAACAGAATTGCCGCCCTGTATTCGTCGTCACTACGCCCTTGGCGTGCCTCTCCTACGATATATCCACATCCATCTAACTGCGCGCCAATTGCCGTAGCAATCCACCGCTCGTCACGAACAGCGTCTGCCAATACCTCTACATCATAGACAGGCGATACCATAGCTCCAGTTAGAGCTTTAATCAGTGGCTTTTCTGAGAACTGATTCGTAAGCCTACCCTGGGCAATATTGATATAATCTAGCATTTAAATACCAGTCACCGAAATTCTGGATATATCGAATACTGCATTTGCAGCTTTTCCAATGCTGATGTTTGACGATGAATACGAAGGAGTGCCGACTGTATCGTCTGTTGCCCCAGCGGTTATGGTCAAATGCGCAATCCCGCTAACTGCGGCATAGATAGGCCCTTCAAGGCGCTGCAAAATTACATCAGAACCATTACCAATATTAACCATTGCATACGCTACAATTGCATTTTTTATTGCCAGCGCAGCATTTGCAGGTAGTGACTCTTCTACATTCAGCGAATCAACCGACACGCTAACCCAGATATATTTATCAACTGGACGGCTGAAGCTGACTACATGGACATCGCCGGCAGTATCGAGCACATTGATTGACACGTTCCCGTGAGTCTCAATTCCGGCTGGTTTTGTTAGCCATAGTTGCGCTGCAATTTCTGAATCTACACCGCCAACTACAACTGTTTCAAATGAATGAGCCGGGAGTCCGTCAGTATTTAAGAACATCGTGCGATTTTCATAGATCGCTACGCTAGTCACAGAATCAACGTCCTGTAACATGCGCGATTTAATCGCCTCAACGGTCGCTGATCCGGTAGCGCGTACGCTAAGAGCGTGCCGAGCGCGTAGCTCGGTATCGGTCTCAACATCGCGGCCAGTCGCGCCAGCAGCGAGGTTATATACCTCATCCCATCCTAAAATAGGCGTATCAATATTTATCAGCGCGCCGACAGGCAGAACTTTAGCGCCTGTCACGCCCGCGACGAATACGGCAGGCGATCCGCGTTTGTCAATTGTGAGTTTTGAATCAACAGTCAGCGCAAACGGCGATACGCCATCAGCCGCAGTTATGCGCAGCGTTTCGCCAGATGCAACCGCAAGCAAGTCAGCGGACGAAATCGCAGCAGCCAGTCCTGAACAAATTTCTATTGCAGTTGCGCTTGAGTCGCTAACATATGTAGATGATGTTCCGCCTGCAAATACATTGTATGACGCTGCATTAGATACAG